CTTTGTAATGGTAAGGGTTTCTAATACTGTTGCATCTGATGGATATTCTCTAACTTTACCTGTAAAAGTCCAGTCTGTTAGGTCAAGTGCAGCATCATTTTCATCTACTAGAAACACTGTCATTTCTGTAGTATCATTACGGTAAGTTTGCCATTCAACTGATGGTGGCACTAAATTAAGGGTTTCCATTGATTTCCTCCATAGGTTAATCTACCTTAATTGTACAATTGATGTATGTTGACTTTAAACCCTGAAATTATTGGTGCCTTCGCATCAGCAACCGTACTGATCCTAGGAGCCTTCTTTGGGTTCTCAAAGTGGATGATAAGCAAGTTCTTATCTGAACTTAAGCCAAATTCTGGGTCCAGCATGAAAGACCAAATTACAAGACTAGAGAGTCGTGTTGATGACATCTATACGATTCTAGCAAAGGAGAACCATGGCTAAGAATGTATACTACGAAGGTAAACTGATTCCAGCAAAAGACTGGGACTACGAAACAAAGCGTCCTAAAGTTAAGCAGAAAGAATCTAAAACGATTACGGTAGAACTACTGCCAGAGGTGCAACCAAGCACTGAAGAATAATTTAATAACAAAACCCTCCTATTAGTTATCAGACATGGTAGGAGGGTTCTGCATTCCTGGAGGCAGCCAGAAAGTTATTAGTTGTACTGTAAAGTTCTTAATGTATTTGTCATGTTTGTTGCATTATCTGTATTTCTTATTGGTCTAACAAAACCATTTCCAGGAGAACTTGGAACATCTGGAGTAATAATTACACGAGCAACTTGAGGGTCATAAAGAGTTTGACCAGTTGGATACATTATATATTCTCCTAAAGCATCCCATGTTAATCCATCTTCACTTGTATAAAATGTGAATCTAAAGTTTGTACTTGAATAAAATCCAGGATTCAGAAAAGCAATTCCTGACACATTTCTTCTTACTTCACCTAAATCATAAACAAATGTTTTTTGTCCACCATAAATAGTACTTCCACTATATGCTTCTTCCCAAATATAACTTCTTGTTGTATCTAAATCATTAAATCTTGTAAGTGCAGCAGGTGGAAATATTCTAGTTGTGTTAAGTATTGGTCCTGTTGGAATAACCATACCTTCCATTGTATTAATTGCACCAGTTGTTCCTAACTGAGTCATTTCAACATTTGCACCTGTATTAGAATCAGTTGAAGGAGGACCCATGAATGTATATGTATTTCTTGCTGCATACCAAGGTCTAGAAGTTACTCCAGGAGGTCTTTGGTACCAATTATAGTCTCCAGTAAATGGAAATAGCAAAGAAACAATCCATTGTTCACCAACAGTAAGTGTATCGCTACTTACCATTTTTATATATCTAATTTTTCTATATGCAGTCATATCATCAGTTGATGTTGTTGCTGTTCTAGGTACAGGCCATGTTCCAGTTGAAGATGTAGCAACACCTGGTACATAGTAACTTCCTGGAGCCTTATTTATATATCCAGCATCTTTAAAGTTTTCTCCATCTCTACTGACTTCAATTTCAAATCTGCCATTATTTATATTGCTACTTGTAATAATTGATATAGCACTTAAATCTAAATATTCTTGTTGTAAATCAACAACAAACTCTAAGCCAACATGAGCAGAATTATTAGTGTATGTTGGTGTTGACCTATGATAACTCATTACCCACATTGGCACAGAGCCTGAACCAAACCAGTTTGCTACCATTTCGCTTTCAAGTGTTCTTGGGCTTCTTGTATAGTTTGTTCTATCTGTTTTACTTGTTGTAATAAAATTAGTATATTCTATATAATTGTGCATTGTTACATTTGTTAACAATCCAGAATAAGCACTGGTAATATCTATTTTTTTAATTGATAAATAATTATTGCTTGTACTTGAGAATCTGTCTTCACCAGAAGAAGCAACTAAATCCCAAAGTTCTTCAACAGAACGCCAAGCATCTTTGACTTTAAATTTAACATATCTAACTGGTGTAGCAGTACTTTGTACAACAGAAAGAGTTAGTGGTATTGTGGTTGTTCCGTAAGAGTTTCCTACTTGAAGCGATATATTTACACTTGTTGCAGTATCATAATATGTTCTTGGACTAGGCTCATTAGATGTTTTTCCATTACCAAATTGCCAATAATAAGTTGATGCAGGCTCACCAACAAAAGAGAATGTATAAATACCTGCAGTTTGTGTATATGCAATTGTTCCTGATGGAGCAGCACCTACTACTTCTAGTTGAACTGAACTTGAAATTTGATAACCATAAATTGTGTCAAGCGTTAATGTAATTGTTTTAGTTCCACCAGTTACATAATTAACTGTTGTTGTTGGATCAGTTGATGTAAAACCATCATCTAAATCCCATGACTGACCAGTAATAAATTCTGGGTTTGCTATTGAATAAGAAAAATCAAAGTCTGTTATTGTAGTTCCAGTTGCAGGAGTAATATTTATAATAGGATTGCCAATTGATGTATCTTGGTATGCAACATTTCTTAATTGAAGAGTTACTGACCAATTATTAAAATCTATTTTATGATTAACGCCTATGATTTGATATTTTCTATCAATAGTTAAAGAATCATTTATTTCATGAACAATTTCAACTGAGAATATTATATCCAAAAGTTTTGCCATGTCAGGATATCTTGTTCCATCAAAAGTAATTGAGAATATTTCTCTAATTGGCTCAGACATTTCTTGCAATACTTCATTTGCAATTGTCTGCATATCTTCAACATCATTTGTTGAAACATTTACATTTGCTTGTACCTGTCTCCAAATATTAACTGAACCACTATTTGTAGACCTGGTGTTTACTGAAAATCCTTTTACAGTTATATCGTTAACAACTCTTTCAAAGCCATCGTTAATGTTAATTGATTGATAAGAAAGGTCTGTTCCATCAGACCTAAACTGACCATATACATCAGAGATGTTAAATGAAGCATCATTATAAGGATTTATAGGACTATCTTTATCACAAGAAATATATGATAAGTTATAACTACTTCTAATTGCACTTAAAAATCCTAAGTCTGTTTTTGCTCTTATTGTTAACGCATCCCAGGCAGTTGTGTTTGAATTAATTGGTCCAGTTGAATATTCAGGTCTATCTGCAATAACTCTTGTAAAACCAGACATCCAATCAAATTCTTCATTTGTTGACATTTGATTAATTAATTCTTGAGTTGTCCAATCTTCTTGAAGTCCAATAAATGATTCAGACAAAACATGCTTATATAACTGGCCAACGATATCAATGGCTGTAATTGTAACTATTGAATCTTCTGATTTTGGTCGGTAATCAACATTTATACCTTCAATAAATCCAGCAAAAATTGTTGTGTTATTTAGATTTTGTTCTCCAACTGCAGTAATACGAATTCTATTGTTATATCTAATTAAAGGGTTTTGATAAGGGTCTACTTCCATACTTCTTGTTCTTATTTGCATTTGACCAGCATCAGGTTGTGTAAATGGGCCTTTGTATTCTTGAGCACCTCTTTTAATGTCTACATCAATAATGCCATCTGAGTATTCAACCCAAGCAAAAGTATCAGGGTTATAAATATAAAGTTTAAATATATCTGTAGGTCTCATTACAGGGTTAGCCTCTGATCAGGTAATGCTGAAATTCTTGCGTATTTCTCAATTGCAGATGTTACTGCTCTACCAACTGAGTATGGATCAGTTCCTGTACCTGCATTGATTGTAATATTATATGGTGCAACACTTGCTGCATTTTCGTTAATTGATGGAATAGAAAAGTTGCTATTTAATAATTCGCTTAGTTTTGCTGTTGTAACAACAGTACTATCAATATCAAATTGTTCTGATGCTGAATTCCAATCAAGTCCTACACCAGCAAGAAGTGCGTTGTCTGCTGATGAATTACTAACTGAGTCATTAACAAAGGCCTTGGTTGCAAACTGAGCGAAATCTGGAAGGTTTAATGCATCTGTAGTTAAATTAGGAATTATCTCTCCAAAGAAATCTGCAAAGTTATTTTTAAGATATGACTTTTCTTTGTTTAAACCTGTCCACAAACCTTGAGCAATATTCTTACCTATACCACCAAATACCTTTGATGGAGATTTGATTCCAAGTGCTTTCTTTGCCCAGCCTGTAACATTTCCAAACAAGTCACTGACTTTATCCTTAAGCCAGCCAACCATGGCTGACATGCCTTTCCACAATCCTTCAACAATATCTTTACCAACTTCAAGCATTTTTCCTGGAATTGATAGGTATGCAGAAACAATGTTTCCAACAAAGCCAACAACCTTGTCTTTAAATTCCATTACCTTTGCCCAGGCTTTTGGAACTACATCTTTAATCTTTTCCCAAACTTTGTCAACTGCTGCTGTAACCTTATCCCAGTTCTGGACAAGTAATACAATTGCTGCGATAACTAAACCAATACCAAGGCCTGCTAGAGCAATCTTTAATAAGTTAGTTGCAATTGTTGCAAGCCCAATACTTCCAGCAGTTCCTGTACTTGTTATTCCAAGCGTAACTAATGATGCTTTCATACTTGCTAAGAATGTTAATGTTAATGCACCAGTAATAAGAAGTGCTCCTAGTCCAATTACAATATTTTGAACTGGCCCTGGCAAATTATCAAATGCTGTAAATAACTGTGTTAGGAAATCAATTCCTTTTTCTAATATTGGTAGAACCTTTCCACCAAGTTCTTCTTTAAAGTTTGCTAAGGCTACTTCAAACTTTTGTGTTGATGTGGCATTTTTTGCAGCAGCATCATCATATTTTATTGAGCCTTCACTAATTAATAAATTAAGGGCACCTTGATTATCTCCAGCCTTAGACAATGCTTCTGCTTGGTCATAAACAGATTGTTCAAGACCTGGAAAAACCTTTGTTAATTCTGCTGCCTTTATCTCACCATCAGCAAATGCTTTGGCTAGTTTATTTCCTGCTGCTTCTGCAGATACGGCACCACCAGTAAATGCTTCCACATCTTTAAATATCTTAACAAGTTCAACAGATGATGCTTGAACATCTTTTGGAAGTCTTGAACCTAGTTGTGTTGCTAAAGCAATTAATTCATCATTATCAACTGCAAGTGCTTTACCAAACTTATCAGCATCTTCTGTAATCTTTGCAAGCGCTGCAGAGCCTTCACCAAATGTTGTTGTGGCTGCTCGCATTGTTTCTTGGGCTTCTTTAGCCTCATCAATGCCTTGCTTAAGAAATGTTAGACCTTGAGTAGCAAGAAATCCAGAAGCAGCAAGACCTGCAGCACCAGCAATGCCTTTAAGTTTGGTTGACATGCCATCAATCTGACCATTAGCATCATTAATTCCAGAGGTAAGTTTATTGGTTTGAGCAACAATATCTATTGTTATCTGATTAGCCATTACTTCTTCCTCCTGTTAAGTGCCGTCACAATTGCACCGTATTCTTCCAGCGTCATATCCCAAAACTGATCTGGCGTGTATCCTGTCTCTAAACAGAACACAGCCATTTTGCTTAGGCTGGATTCACTTCTTTTGGGGATGTGAATTCAACTCCAGCAAGGTCATTCAATTCTTGGATTGACATATTCTCTGCATCCTCTATTGTAAGGGCTGAGTTGTTTCGCTTTGCCATCATATATTGCATAGCGAATGCTAGTTTTGCTTTGGACTTGCTTTCAGTCCATTCGTCCATTGGTGTGTCTAGATATTCTTCTACTTCTGCAAGTTCTTTCCACTTGAGAGTATTCATTAAGTCAAAGTTTTCCATTTTACTGCCTCCTGTTAGTTTAAGTCGTACTTCTGTATTGCCTTTTGAATACTGTCATTGTATTTCTCAATGATGTATCCCATGTTGTTATTAACTGCTGGATTTAAGTATGGTCTTGCTTCTCTGTTCTTTGCTGGCCAACCATATTCAATTACTCCTGCATAAGGTACTGCTGCACTGCCTGCCATTATCTGTGCTTTCTCTGCTGAAGGATTACCAACAACAGATGAAGCCAAAGCACCAGTTAATCTTGGTGCCAAGGCAGAGGCTTTTTGAGATAGAGTCGTACTTAGTTCTTTATTAAGTTCTATGTTTGACTCTAAATTTCTAGCCATTTTATTAAGAGAGTCTGTGACTTCCTTAACACCTTGGATAGATATATTTGCCTCTGCCATGACTACTTATTTAGAATGATTCTACTCTAGTTGGCTTACCATCTAGAATAAAATTGATGTCGTAGACGAAAAATTCGCCTGCTGCTCCACCTAGGTCTGGGATTGTCTCTGCATAACCTGTGGCTGTAAACCATGGTTGTCCTGCAGATGGAACTGAGTTTCCATGTGGTGCAAACGAAATGTTTACAGTATCTCCTGGGTTAGCCCAAAGTACTGAGTGTAGTGATGCTGCTGCTGTATCCTGGAATCCAGAAACAGCGCATGTGAAATCAAGTGAGTCTACGTAGTTACCAAAACCTAGAGTATTTACTGCAGATGAGAAAGTAACATTACTTACCTGACCTGCGAACTCTGTTCCGTCAACTTCAAAGACGATTGATTTGCCTTTAATTCTTGCCATATCAATTTCCTCCTGTTATGTCTATTGAAATATTTATGTTTGTTGCTAAAAACCTAGAGCCGTTTACCTCTTGGATAAATGGTTTATCTACGGTTAATTTTGTTGCTGATGTGTATTCCCAAATCGCAGGGATAAGAGTATCAAGAGTATCATCAAGATTTTCTGTCTCTGTTTCGTTAGTTGCATACGGTACTAATACAAGTACTTTCCAGTTAGATGCATAATCTGCATCGTATTGGTTTTCATATACAGTAATGAACTCAGTGTCAGGTTCCATAATCGCACAAAGTGGATTAGGTCTTGCTGGTACAAACTTGTAAACCTTTGAAATACCACCAAGAATGATGGCACTTTCTAGTTCATCTCTTACCGTTGCTAAATTCATCCGAATCGCACCATATATCTGTTAAGTAAAGGATACACACCAACGAGTGGGTCTCTTGCAGTATTTAATGGCGCACCATCATAAGTTGCATATTGAGCCACACCCATTGGTGCGTTCCTACGATTAAAAAGTTCTGAACCAACTTCTAAGTAGCAACGCTTTAACACACCTACAGGAACTTTGGTAGATGCAATATAACTTGCAACCAAATCCTTTGATGTATCCCAACATTCTTCTACATAAGCGTCATCGCTAGATGAAGCACCTACATATGCTTTTAAGTCTGTCCAGTCCATTTTATTCTCCTGTTAATTAATTATGAAATCTTGCAAAGTGCCTTTGGATCAGATACTGCAATACCTAGGTATCCGTAAACTGAGAATGAGTTTGTAAGATTTGTGATTTCTTCATCGTTCAAACGGAAAGGCGCACCAGCAGATTCGTAAGTTGTGATTGCTGCTGAGTTACCTGCGTAGAATGAAAGTGCTGCAAGTGATGGATCAACTACGATTGGTAGACCAAGAACATTTCCTGTTAGACCAACTGGGTTGATA